CACGCAAGTTGATTGGTGGCGACTTGTTTTTTTTATGTTAGTATTTATTATTTAAGCCCTAGTTAATAATATTTGCGACATAAGTACCTCAACTCTTTTGGGTTAACGTCATAATTTTTCCAAATATAAATATCTATATTAGATTTATTTCTAATATAGATATTTATTTATTAAATTAATTCTGATAAAGAATCTATTATTTCGCTATCTCCACCAGTTAATTGAGCTATTCCATTAATAAATATTTCTTTTCTTAATGTTTCAAATAAAACATAATTCTTTATAGCTGATTCTTTGTCTGATTTTAAATAGTTATTGAAGTTTAATAAGTCAATAGTAGCTAATGCTGTTGCTATATCTTTTATACTAACTTCTTTTTCACTATAAATATTTAATTTTGGAATACCATTAATTCCAATTTCAAATGTTATTGTTTTTGGTTCTTCACCAATTAATCTTTCCTCTTGTTTTACTTCTTCCTTTTTTAAATCTTTTTCTTCCATTTTTAATTCCTCCAATTTATTATATTTAAATTTTATCATAAATATAATATATATTTATATTTTAACTAACTTTTTTAAGTTTAGTAAGATAATCAAAGAAGTCATCATAATATTTATCATGAATTTTGAAATAGTTATATTTTTTATTTCTTATAGCTAAATCTTTAGCTTTTTCTTGTCTAATATCTCTTTGTCTGTAATGCTTGTTTTCGAATGACTTAATTTCTAAAACTAAGTTTAAACTTGGTATGTAAAAATCAGGTATGTAAAAATGTTTTTTACCTTCATATACATATTCTATTACAAACGGACAAGGTGAGAATAAATCTTCTGGATTCCAATTTAAAAATACATCCATAAATTCTAAAAATTCTTTTTCATAACTACCAGTATAACTAAACTTAAAACGTGGGTCATGAGACCATGTATAAGTTCCTGATATCTTCCTATTAGATAACATTTTCTTTTGAACTTCTGGCGTTGTTCATTCTGTTCTTCATATGAGTTCGTTACTCCTCATACCGTCTTACTATAGTTATCTTTATAGCAGACCTGCTCTAAGTTTTCCTTAGACGTTGAGACTATATCTTTACTATACAATCATACCTCTTTTTTCCATTAAAACTTCTATTAAAAATTTAACTTCTTTTAGTAATTTTCCATTACCATTTGGAAGTCTTAATATTTCATTTTCAATATGATAAAAATTAGGTTTTTCTCTTTCCAACATAGGTTTAATAATTTCAAATATTTCTTTTGAATTCATGTTATCATCTCCTTTATTTGAAGATTGTATAGATGTTCCCTGTTACGCTTCACTTGAAGCTCTTATAGTAAACCTTTATTAACTTTAGTTCTTGTTTCTATTATAGGTGATAATTTAATAACATTTTGTAATTCAATTGGTAACATATTAAAAATATCCTTATTAGAGTAACCTTCTTTTATTTTAGTTATTATAAGTTTATCTTCCTCTTCCAAAAATTTCATTAATCTTTTAGAAAATTTAGGAAGGTTTTTAACACATTCTAAATGAGTCCATGTTATTTTATTTTTAATATCATTTATAACTGAATTATCTACATTATAAATTTTTCCTATATCTTTACAAGACATTCTTTTATAAACAAGCATATTACAAATATCCTTTATATCTTTTTCTTTTAATTTAGATTTATGATTTTGTTCTCCTATTTTTTTACCTTTTAAACCAGTATTATAAGCATGTTTTAAATTTTCAGAGTTACTACACCATTCTAGATTTTTATAATGGTTATTCTTTTTATTTCCATCTTTATGATTAACTACAAGACCTTTTTTATAACCTTCTGGTAAAAACATTCTTGCAACTATTCTATGGACATAATACTCATTATCTAAAACTCTTCCTGTAGAAATTGAAATTACATTATACTCTTTTCCTAATGAACCATAAGAAGGAAATTTTAATATATAACCTTCCAAAGATATAATATCTCCAAATTCACTTATATAATATATTGAATCTGGAATATATTTCCATACTTTATTTTTTAATTCATCTTTATTTATAATTTCATTTTTTCTCATTCTTATAATATTGATATAATCAGAATAAGATAGATTTATAATTTTATTATTTATATCTTTTATAGAAAAACAATTACCATTTATTTTATCATAATATTCAGTGATATTATTATAATAGATATAACTAAGTTTAGCCAAACTAAAGTCTAATTTAAAGACTACTAACCTATTATCTTTAGTTTTCTTTATTTCTTTAAATTCTTTTTTAACTAACTTATATAATTTTTCTCCATCAAAATATAATTCTTGTTTATCAGTTAATTTACTATGGTAAATACGTTTCATACCCCTACCCCCTTTTTTATTAATTTTATGTTTGAAGTTCAGGGTTAAAAAATTTATTACCGTAGTTTACTAAATTTAGTCGTTGAACCTTAGAACTCATTGAGTCCTCTGGATGCTGATTGTCCAATTCCTAGAATTTTTAAACATTCGCATTTAGCATTGCTGCTTGTGCTGTAGTTTCTAGGACTCTAAGGAGTTTCCAGCAGTTAAGGGAATTTTAGAACGACCCAAAGTTAATCGTTCAGTAGAGTAGTACGACCATAAGTTTTAAGCATTCTTTGTTTAAACATTTTAGAATAAGCTTCTTTACATTTCTCACTACAAATTCTATCATACTTTTCAGTATTTAAATTGAATTTAGTTTCCTTTTTACACATTATACAAGTACCATGAGTCTTTTTATTTTTTATATTAAAATAAACTTGAGCTGGAGGTAAATTGTTTAATTGTGCATGATGCTCAGTTTCCATATGTGTATATAAAGATGGTTTCTGAACGTATTTTTTCTCACAAAAAGGACATTTAAAAGTTTGCATAACTTAATATTCACTCCTTTCTATTTTTATGTTCTTTTAAAGAATTGTTTTTAAAAATAAAAATAAATAAATTACCATTAACATTTTAATATACTAGAACTGAGAAAGTAGGTGAATAATTGTGACTAAAAAATTTAAAAGCGAATTGGTATTAGATAAAAACAATTTTCATCAAATGGAAATGAGAGAAGATAAAGTAGCCTTAGCACAAGTCATACAAAATCTATTATTTACTGAAAAAGGTACTTATCCAAATCAACCATCATTAGGAATTGGAATTGAAAATTATCTATTCGAATTAGCTGATAAGGGAACACTCACAACATTAAAAGATGAAATAAAAGCTCAAATAGAAAAGTTCAGTCCTACTGAATATCTAGTTGAAAATAATGTTAAAAAAGAAATTGTTAATGGTAATACAGTTCTCTTGTTAACTTTTGTAATAAGAGACTTAACTAAATCAACAGAAACAGAATTTGGTATAGCTGTAGCTAAATCAAAGAAAACACAAAAACTAATATCAAAATTAATTGTATAATGAAAGGAAGGAAAATATTATGTCAGATTTAAATTGGAATGACAGAATTGATAGTACTATGCAAGAACTAGCAGATGAATTTGAAACAGAACTAAATAGTTTTCAAGTTGTAGATAATGGAGGACAAACTTTAACTCCACAACAAGGAGAAACAAATACTTTTAAAGTAGAAGAAACACAAAAAGTTGAAACTGTTAAAGAAACACAACCAGTTCCTGAACAAGTTATTGTTGCCCCTAAACAAGAGGAAAACATTCAAGTTCAACAACCTGTTGAAGCTCCACAAGAAAGAAAAGTTAATCCGAGAGACTTTTTAAATAATATGAAGTTCGACTTAAATTCAATAGAAATAGTTGACGCTTCACCAATGGAAGAAATAGATAACTTTGAATTTGTATTAAATAATAAAGGTAAGACACAAGTAGTCGCTAACCAATCAAATTATATAGCTTATATGGAAGCATTAAACTATAATGAAATAAGTGCATTAACTAATTCTACTTTAGATGATTTCGCTTCTCAAGTATTATTAGCTCAAACAATACATTCAAAAATTAATACAACTTCATTAGGAAGAATTTCATACGAAAAATGGACTGAAATAACTTCTTATTATGATTTAGATACATTCCTATATGGTATTTATTTACAAACATTCCCGGGAGATACTAAATTTAATATCACTTGTGGCTCATGTAAAAATAGAGTAGAAGCAGTAGTAAACAATGATACACTTATAACTGCTAAAGGAGACTCTACATACGAAAACTTAAACGAAGTTTTAAATAATAGAGACGTAAAATCTGTTTTAGGAAAAGCCTTAGTAAATGTTACTCATAGAATTCTTTTACCAGACTCAAAAACTATTATGGATATAAAATTACCTACAGTTAAGAGACACCTAGATTTAATAGGAGCAGTTAACAAAAATGTAAAAGATAAAACTTCTCATATCATATCAATGATGATATTCATAAATAAAACATTAATGGTTGATGTTAAGAAGTCAATGGCGACTGGTAAACCATGTTATTATGAAATAAACGATAGAGAAAAACTAGCTAAGTTAATAGCTAAATTATCTTTTGAAGACGCTAAAGCATTATCAAAAGCTATAGAAGATATGGTAGCAAAAAATGCTGTAGAATATAAGATTAAATCATTCAAATGTCCAAAATGTAATAAGGAACTAGGAGACATTCCAGTTGAAATGGAAACATTGCTTTTTTATCAAATTCTTCAACTGTAAGCGAGACAGCCAACCAATCTTTAAAAAGAAAGGTTAAAATTGATGCTTCCTACATATTATATCTTAAAGATATATTTGATGGGAAGCTAATGGTTGAAGAAATACTTAAATTAGATTTACCTTTACTGACTGAATTACAAAAACTTCAGGAAGAAAAGTTAGAGAAACAAGCAAAAGATATCAAAGAAAAGCAAGAAAGTCTCGCTAACGGTCCTAAATATGTTAACAATAAAGGTGAAAGATATAATAAACCCAATAATACAATATAATCTTACTAACCTTCATTAATCAATAATGAAAGGTAGTGGTAATTTATGGTGTCTAAAAATGAATTATACGGAATATTAACTGGTCTTGTAGAGGAACATAGAAAAACCGAGAACTTCTTCAAGGGACTAATATATAAAGATAATTTTTTCAAACTAAACTTAATAGTTATGGAATTATCTTCAAAATTTGATACTATACAACTTGATGGTTGTTTTGACTATGAATCTGAAGATATACATATAAAATCCTTCAGATTCATATCTTTTACAAAAGTTGATGGTATGATAGAGTTTATAAAAGAAAAATACGACAGTCTAATCGAAGATATAAATATAGTGGAATGTAAATCTACAAAAGAAGAAATAATTGAAATAAGAATAAAATAGCTCTAGGAGGTTGTATCGATATGGAAATTAGAAGTAACGTATTAAATAAGGAAATAACAAATAAAATAATTAAGGAGACCTTAAAAGATATTGCAAGTTGCCTAGCTAATTCTTTAGGACCTTATGGTTCAACATCAATAATAGAAGACCAAATTCTAAATCATGTTATTTCCAAAGACGGTTATACAATATTAAATAAATTTATGTATGACAATGAAGTTTCACAAACAGTTTTAGAAATTATAAAAAAAATAAGTAGAAGTTTAGTAAGGGAAGTTGGGGATGGTTCAACATCATCAATTATTATAGCTGCACAATTATATATTGAAATAGAAAAAATCTTAACAGAGACTTATGTTTCACCAAAACTAATCACTAAAATATTAAAGATAGTAGAGAAGATTTTAGAAGAAGAAATAAAGAATAAATCTATTCCAATAACAGAAGATAACTTCGACAAAATTGAAGATATTGCAACTATTTCTAATAACAACGATAGAGAGTTAGGAAAATTAATAGCTGACCTGTATAGAAAGATAGGTGTAGATGGTTTTATAACACTAGAAAACTCAAAAACTGATAAAGACTACTATGAAATTAAAGACGGATACGAAATAAACAGAGGTTATATCCATACAATATTTGCTAATTCAAAAAATAAAATGGATTGTGAATTTGACAAACCTCTTATATTTATATGCAATGACACACTTAGAGAAGAAGACTTAGAATTCTTAAAGGAAATGGTTGGACAAGTTTGTCTATCATTACAACTTCCTTTAATTATTGTTGCTAAAGATTATGATTCTGAAGTTGTAAACTTTTTAAAAATAAATAAAATTCAGAACAGAGGATTAAATCTATCAGCAATCGACCATTCAATGGCGAATAAATTCAATCAAGATTGTTTAGGTGACTTTGCGTCATATGTAGGGGCAACTATATATGATAAATTTTCTGGAACTAATTCTGAAACATTCGATATGTCAATTTTAGGTAATTGTGAAAAGGCTATAATTACTGAAAAGAACTCCAAGTTTATAAATGGTGGAGGAGACGAAAAAGATATCGAAGAAAGAATTCAAGTTATAACAGAAAGTTATAATGAAATGAAAATAGCTGACCAAAGACATGATAGGGATGAAGAATTATACAATCTTCAAAGAAGAATATCATCATTAAATTGTAATATAGCTACTTTTTATGTTGGTGGAAATTCTGAAATAGAGAAAGAAAATAGAAAATATCTTTTAGAAGATTCTGTATATGCTTGTCAATCTACTATCAAGAATGGTTATATAATCGGTGGAAACCTTATAATACCAATGATAATTGCAAAAAGTAAAACAGATATATACTTAAAAGTTGTAGATGAACTTAAAAAAGAAAATATTTGTGATGAGGGA